ATTTGCTGAATCATTTGATATTGAAGAATCTTTAGGATCATATAGACGAGTTCCGTTTGTGTTTCTTTGATCTCTTCTTCTATTTACTTCATCTGATAATGGTAGAGTCGGATCATCAGAACCTAAGAATGGATTAGCAACTATTGAATTTGACTCATTATTAACGACACCAGCAAAAACATTTGTTTCAAAAGAAATAATGGGTGATGAAACATATCTTTTTACAGGAATTCCCGTGTTAGGATCTTGCGAAGCAAAAATGTACGCTTTTACGCTAATATTAAATTTGTATTTGATAATTCTTTCTTCTTGACCTAACTCATCTAAATTATTTTCTGGATCATATGAGTTATTGTCTACTGTTGCTATAAACCAATACCCTTTTGGTGTGTTTAATTGCCATGCATTTCCTTGTGGCAAAAATGATGAAATAATTTGTTCAATCAATTGATTCATATGTTGCGTATATTGCGTCCACATCGTTACTTCATAGCTAACAGTGCAAAATTGAGGAGATGGTATGACGATTGTTTCAAAAATATTATTCTTTTTTATATCTGCTAACCATGCACCATCTAATCCTGTTCGAGTATTCGAGTCTTCTCCTACTTTTCTTTCAGTTAATATTTGTTCATCAATGTGAGCCAACTGAGGATTGGTTGCAACGTTCTTTTGATTTTGTAATAAATAACGATTTATTAAATTTTGATAATTTCTATCAGATTTGTCAAGCCGTCTACGAATAATGATTTCGCTTGTTTGCTGATTAATTCCTCTACCTGCAATATCACTACCTAAATCTTGAGAAACATTGTTTCTTGCTATCGTAATCAAAGGAAGGATCAAAGAGTTATTTCTATCTCTTAATGCTCTTCTTTTCTTTAATATCGCCCATTTTTCTCCTGTCGCAAAAATGACAGGAACCTTTTTAAATTCTGTATCTTTTGATCCTACCTGTAACTTAATCTCATTATCAAATAATTTAAATAAGGCAACGTCGACATCCTCTACACCTACTGGTGGGATAGTGAACGTAGGATTTCCATTATGCGAATCTGTATTAATTCCATTTACACCAAACCTCGGGCGACTTTTTGAATTATGTCTAACTGGCATAATCAATCCTCATCGTAAAAAGCATTACCTACATCGTTTGGATCTCCAAGATTAGAAACTTCTTTTGGTCCAGTGATAGGTGGTTCCAATACACCATTTTTAACCAAATCTCTTGTGTCTGCAGTCGTACCTTCTTTGTTTTTTGCAAAGCCTCTTTGTTGAACGAACGTATCCTGAATAGCGTCTTGATCTGTGTACTTAAGATCAGTTGGGCCATTAATAAGAGCCTTGAATTGGCTTTCACGAACCCTCGTTCCTACTAAAGAAATTCCATCTATATTTTCTGCCTGCCCATAGATAGTGCGCATGTATTTGTATTCAGTAATTTCATAAAATATTGTACCAAAAGAAAAATAATCTCCTATTGAAGGATTAATTCCTTTTTCAACCATATCTCGATGTTGAATATAGACCTCTAAAGTAAATTGAGTATCTACACCGAACTTATTGATTTTAGTTTCATTTTGAAATTCACTATTGACCAATGCTTCAATCAAAATTGGATTATCAAAAATCTTTTGTAAAGCTTCTTCATAAACCTCGTGAGTCTTTGTTTTTGTCTCTGAAATTGGATAATAATAAATTTTTTGACCGACGACATCTTTAACAATCTCTTTCGTTATGTCAGAGATAAAGTTAATCTCGCGTTGGGTAATGAAAAGCCTTGCCATTTTATTATCCGATTACTATTCCTTTGCCTAGCGGCATTGGAATGTATCTAAGCTGTTTTTGCATATTTTCAGCTGCCAAAGCATCTTGCTCAAGAAGTTTTGCGCTTGTTAAATTTTCTAAAAATTCTTTCATTTGAGTCGTTAACTTGTCTTTGTCTTCCCTACCTTGAGAAATCAAATCTGACCCATTCAGCTGCAAGTCTGCGTTTGGAATTGGTATCGAAGAAAACTTAGATCTAATTAAACCTAAAAGTTCTTTGCATAATGCTAACGTGTATTGTCTAATCCACTGTTTTCCAGGTTGATTTATTGTAATAAAAGGTATGTTACCAAAAGGCATATTGTTGGGTCCGGATATGCCGTAAATCGAGTCATCTGCATATGCAGTCGGATTTAGTGGATTATGAGGTTTCATTAATTTTATAAAAAGCTTACCCATTTGAATATTAGTTGAAGGCGTTGGATAAATTCTTAAATTGCTTCCAATTATTTCATAAGAATAATTTGATCTTCTAACCCTAAATGCTGTTTCTAACATACCTCTTCTTAAAACATCTTCAAACACTGGAAGGACATAAAAGACTGTTGAGTTAACATACGATTCATAGTTAAAATTGGTTGCTAAAAAGTTTGTGATATTTGAAGCGTTCAACAAAAATTGTTGAGATGCTAGTGGCTCAAAATGGAATAACTCAACAACTTTTAATTTTCCTTTAGACCCTGAGGGCATCGTGTCGTATACTACTTCGTCTTTATCGTCACCGGCAGCAACTTTAACGTCATTATAAATGTTGTAATCTTGTTGACCAGAAACAAGTTCTATGTATCCAAGCGTAGCATCATATGAACCACCGATGTATGCTTCTGTCGCATACGGTTCTGCCATTCTAAGAAGATATTCTACCGTACGCTTTGCATATCTGTTTGTTAGATCAGTCGACCCTGTTGGCAACCCCAAAACGTTTGTTAAATCAGATGTTATCTTCATCTCATGAATTAATCTACTGTATTCGCAGCATGCCTCTTCGAAACATGCCCATATTTCTTTCTTTGTTAACTCTACAGAAAGAACGTCATCGCCTAATTTACGCTTAACAAATAAAACCATCGAGTCTGCTTCTGTTTGAAAAGAAGCCTCGGCATCAAAAAAGCCAAATGGCGTTGGATTAATCGTTGCTACAAATGTTGTCATGTATAAACGTTCCTTAGAGCGCTAGACTCCATAGATAAAATTATGGTTGAGCGCAATGAAATGCGACAAAAAAACGCAGTATCTATCTAATACGTGTTAGATAATGTTTTTTATTTGAAATACTTTAAAGTATTTTGTAAGCTTCAAAATGCATTCCATCAGGACGATTTGCAAACCATCCGCCCCAATAAAATCCATATTCATAAGCAATTTCTACAAGCTCTCTAACAGAACCTGTCTCACCTCTTAATGCTGGTTGAGCACCTAACATGTTCCATTGTACGTTAATATCAAATGCCGTTCCCCAAGCATGATTAGATAAAGAAGTTCTTGATCCACGAACGAATCTGGGTACCCATGAACCACCCCATGATAAAATCAGATATGTTAATCCTTCATCATGCCATTTATTAAAAAGTTTTGTTATTTGAGGAATCAATAATGAATGAAATTGAATAGTACTTGATTTTGGAACACCAGCTATTCCGCGTAAGTGATGAATTGAAACTTGAGAAATATTTGAAGTCCAGTTTGACGTAATCGTTATTGCTTCAGGGTTTGCATACGTTGGAGATGAAACATAAGAAAATTTACCAAATAATTTTTCTCTATCTAAAAAACTTAAAGGCCCATGAGGCGGTTGTTGCGGCCAGTTTGGTCCATTAATGTTTTTTGAAGAATCTAAAACAGCAGGAAATCCTGAACTAATAGCTATAGCCAAAGTTTTTGGACCAACTACACCATCCGGGATTAATCCTTTGCTGCTTTGGAATGCTTTTGTTTCAAGTTCTGTTATATTTCCAAAAACCGCGTCAGCCACAATGCTACTATTTGACGTTCTTCCTCGTAAAAAGTTTTGCCATTTTTCAACTTCTGGCCCTGTTGAGCCTTTTCTAAGAACTTGAAACATATATTATGCTCACATCGATGAAACTAAAGCTTGTATAGCGGTTTTAACTCTTTCACGCAACTCATCAGGAAGAGCAGAAAGTAGTACATATGTTTCAGGGCGAACTACGTTCTCTACCGGTCCTCCTATCGTTTCTGCGTTGGAACGATTGACACCTACATTGATAAAAAGTGGTGGAGAACCTACACGTACATGGACCATCGGTTGATATAAATCTATTCTTTGCATTGTCATCCTTTCAAGACGCCTTGACTTCTGCTTAAGGCTTCATTCATTGAAGTAAATCTACTCTTAAGCAATGCCAATGTTTCTTCCATCTCGATAGAATTTTCACCGCGAGCCTTAGATTCTAAAATCTTTTGTTCGAGTTCAACGATTTTTAATAATAAATTTTCTGTTGTAGCGGACATAATATTTCAAGTTGCAATTTTATTGACCAAAGTTTTCATAGCAGCAATTGTTTGTGTGTCTTTAGCTTTAAGAATCCCTAAAAACGTTTTTCCCAATGCTTGATAATCAGCTGTAGATAATTCAGAAGATAATTCAGAATCTTTTTTTACTGCGTTTATTACTTTTGTTGCAACATCAGAATCTAATTTTATTAATAACATTTTTAAAGCAGCTATTTCATCATCTTCAACTTTAGGGTCAGAAACTTCTTGACCACCTGCAGTTGGATTTTCAACCAAACTTGAAATTTCTTCAGCAATAATTTTACGAAGTTGCGATTCTGTAATTCTCATAAAATGTACCTTAATGTAGTTAAATATCCTTAATGTATGTTAAATATCTATCATCAATTCAACATTTTATTAAATTTTAGAGGCGTCTTTTATCATCTTATCGATATCAATGATTGTCTTCTTAAGTTTATCTTCAAAGGGGACCAATAAGATAGGAATAATTCCAGTCTTATTAATTCCATTTTGCTTCCAATCATCAACTATAAAAGCTATTTTTTCTAACTCATCCTTAGCCTTTAATAATTTAACGATTATAGTATTGGGTTTAAGGATGGTTTTTGCCACAATAACCTCATTAATAACTATTGTTAGCTTAATATAGAATTTGATGATTAAACTTTTTTAAAAACAAAAAAGGGAAGAAAATTAATTCTTCCCTTTAAATTAAGCTAATAAGCTAAGCCTCAGCGGAGCGTCTTACCAGTGTATGCGTAATGAGTACGGAGAAGGCGATATAGTGTGCGGGCCTCACGGCCGCTAAACTCAACTGTTTGTTGATCTAGATCAATAAAAAAACGAGTTGAATCATTGTGCGTATCTGTCGATACTGCTGCATTGAATCCATCATCACGCTGAGCAGTCTCAGTACGAAGTTTACCGTTACGGTCGCGACGGCTGCGGATAATTGCATTCTTGTTGGTTGAGGTATAATTCTTCTTAGTCTTAGGCATTTTTAAATCTCCAATTTATTTAAATTTTTTAATACGGTTTTAGATGTTCGAACCGTGTAGTAGAATGATATATCAACCTAAAAATCATGTACAAAACTTCAATACGGCGTCGATTTAAATCATTTAACGTTAATCATTCCAGAAACTACATTTGGAGAAACACCATATTCGGCAGTCTTATTGTTGTCACCTTTTGCAACCGCATAAATAGTTGCAACAGAAGCAAATGACGACATCTGTTCAGATGTCTTTGTCGAATCGTCGAGGCCAGTCAACGGGTTGAATCCAACTGCGTTTTTTCCATTAACTTTGTTTGCATAAACATGACCGAACCACCCATTCTTAACGTTTCTTTTAGGATCCATCACATATGTCCAATTACACGCATCCGGGGTGGCGTCCGGCCATGTAGAACCTTGTAATGGAGTATGGGGCGTATCACCGTATGCAACGAACGTTGTGTTTTGATCTAGTTTTTCTGTAGGACTTTCTGGATCGACTTGTTGAGACAAGTAGTTGTAAAATCCATCAAGAACTTTCCCTAAATGCTTTATGGTATTTCTACCTTGACTCATTTGCGTTTGAGAATCAAATGTAACGTGAGGATCTGTAAACGTCGTATCACTGGTTGGGCCTGGGGATAAGGCTACAATAGCGGTCTTAGATAGACCTAATGCAAATGATTTTGCAACAACAATTAAAGTTCTTCCAAATTCCTCAATACCTTTACGCTGAGCAGATGACATGTAAGAAGAAGATGAATTTATGCTATCAATCATTTCTTGAATTCCAAAATCTGCAAGATCTTGGCTTATCGGAGTTAATTGCGAAGCAAAGTTTAAACCAATGATTCGAGCTGCATTCTTAGTCACTTGCATTTGAGGTAACCAAGTCGTTCTATTCGAAGACTTTCTTAAACCTACTAGTGCCTTGTAATACACGTCAAATAATTCTTGATCTGCTTTTGATGATAAAGTAAATTGACTGGCGGCTGAATTAAATAAATCAATCATCCCCGCAGACGATGGAACAGTCGCTATTTCAGGGGCGCCAGGTGCTCTACCATATTTTACGGGGTCGATTCCTAAGACGGGGACAATTGAAGAAGAACCTGCGGCGCCCAAAGATGCTAATGCTGCTTGCATAGATGAATTACCAGAAAGAGCTACTTGAGAAATTGGAAATTCAGTGTGAGTTTCATCTTTTCCTGACATATATGCAGTTACAGGATACTTTGGAAGACCAAGAATATGATCAAACCATGGGGCATGAGGACCATAAAAAAAGGATCTATCCCCACCATCCCAGCCTTTAACCCCTATTGGAAGAGAAGGAAGCTGATTTCCTTTGCCTTGTGTATAAGTTCCGCGGTATCCATTTACAGGATTGTAACCATATT